TGAGATCAATATAAAAATCCCCGACTCTGCCTATGTCTTCATCGGGTTCTCCGTTACCAGAAAACCAGCCACGACCCCTAGCTCCGTATGGGCTATGGAGTTGAACGATTACCTTGTTCGGCTCTACGGATACATAATTAGCCGTCATCTTGTCACCTCGTGGTCAAACTTGAACTCACCTTTAAGCAACCGTGAGACATATCCATCCTCGTTAATTATCTCAATGTCGTACACACCGCCACTTGTAAGCGCTGCCGTTTGTCCACTGGTCATTAAAATTTGCAAATTGTTAAAATCCGTTCCTGGGAATGGCTCAACTGAGTCTGGATTAATGATCAATCCACCGTTCTCGGTAGTTAACTGAGCCAAAAAGGTAGAACTTTCAAGGGTTCTTCTCACCTGCATTCTCGCCGTATGACCTCGAAGATCAAATGGTTCATGTGTTCCGCCTGTTGGGTCAGTAGCGAGATCTGGCTGTTGAACCTGGACGAGGAGATTCAAAACAGCACCCTGTTGACAAATGATGTTGTAAACCCCGGCGATCATCAGTGGGCGCTCCTAGCTACTTCTGTTAGTTTACATTGTAGGTTAGAACGCCCACTAATAGGGCGTAGTCTTACAAAACCGAAGCTGAATCTTTGTTTGTTCCGACCTTCTTGAGACCCAAAGCTGCGGCGACTGTCAAAGCAAGAGCAGTGACTCCAACCTTCAGGTTGTCAGAGCTAACAAGGGAATCAAAATCCATTCCGTTTGCTGCGGCTGCACCAAGCCAGGCTGTCAAAAACGCCATTCCTGCTCGCTCCGCTGTGTCTTTAATGAATTTTACTGACATGATTTTCTCCTATTTAATTTGGGAATTTGCACTCACCTGTGACAATCATTTCTTCTGCCGATTTGAGCATGCCCATGGCAAGCCATGGTGTGATGTTTGATGAAACAGTCAAACTTAAATCTGTACCATCATCGCTAACAACTTCGGCGATCATTACAAAATTTGTAATAACCGTTGACGGAAGTATCTCTCGAACCATTTGCTCAAAAACTTCTTGCATATGTTCGTCATGCTCTTCGGCCATGAAAGCCTCCAGTTTAAAAAGTATACCCCAACGGCTACACCACAGCCGCAATATTGTGATTAACCAACACCCCTAGGGGTTTTGCATAACTTACAGCTTGAAGAACGAGGCTTGACTGAGTACCAACCGATTCTTCATCAGCTCCAAAAGTTTGATCCCAGGGAGATTCAATATTTATTACCCAAGGTTCTGTGTCCCAGTCAAAACTTACTGAAAGTTCTTTATCACCAATCAACATCTGTTTCGCAGCTTCAATGACAGCATTCATTGTTCCAGCATTTGCGCCATAATATCCAAATTGGATTTGCCATCTTAACAAGTCAAGCTGAATATTTCTAGTGATTGTTGGTGGGGTTATGCTCGTGATTGTTGTTAGTAGCAATCTTGTTTCTTCATCTAGATTTGATTCATCAAGAATAAAAGGTTCAGGCAAGTAGTCTTCTGCTGATTCAAAACGCGTAACAGGACTCGTAAATACAAACGCAGAAAGATAAAGTAACACGGGGTAAGTTGCTTGGCTTGGGTCTGAAAAACGACTAATCGTCAAAGGGTTTAATGCGTTGAAGCCATCTTCAATATCAACATAGTGATATGCAAAAGCATACTCGATTGCTTTATCAACATACGTAGACCCAATATCAATAAGTCTTGCCAACTGCACATTCGGTGTTGATTCAAGCTCAAGGTCTTGTTGAACCAACCAAAACGGTAAATTTTGCATAATTGGAATAATGGATGAATTTTTCAAAAACATGTCGTAATTTGGCGCAATAAAAGGAGATGTAAAATAAAAAATTTCGGTATCGTCGGCGGGTTCAAATGATATAGATATATTCAGTGTTGGGGTGTTTACCGACACCGGCACCACAATGGGGTTGGTGCGTATAATGCTCCACTCGACAGTAGAAACCACTGGTTCAGCAATGCTCGAAGTTGCAAATACGCTATTTGTTGCATCAATGGGAAAGGTTTGGTCAACTTCATTTATTCCGAGGTTTGTTTCCGAAATCAGCACGGAAACAGAACCACCAGAAACCATTCGTACGGCAAAAGTTAATACAATCTCTGTGTTTTCATCAGTTTCAAATAGGTTTAACCCATTTAGCTCTAAAAAATTTGGCTGGTCAGGGTCAATGATGGACATTTCAAACTGTTTATATCCGTTGGGCCTAAAGGTTGAAGTGCTGGGAGTTGCTACATTTATATTTGTCGTAACCCAGGTATCGGCTTGATTTACTGATGTCAGTTTGTATTGAGTTTCACTGAACCTATTAATTGTTCTAGCCATATTGATCGCCTACGCAACCGTTGCAGTCACCGAGACACGCGGCAGCAAGCCGGCAAATATTGGTGCATATCCAATGAGTTGCGAACCATCAAGATCTTGCTCAACCAAAAGCTGATTTCCGTATTCGGAGTTCGGATAGGTCGGTATTGATCCAGTTACCGAATAAACATAGTTCACCCCAGGGACTTTGCTGGCCTCCACCACGACATCAAAAACACGAACAACCGTGTCCCAGTTGAGCCAATTGTCTGGAGAAATAGCAGTTTCTATTGTTTCAACAACAGCCGTAGCAACATCGTCCGCAACGAATGTTGGGTCAACGGCAATTGCGATAGCTAGATCCAAATCGTAAGTCCAAACATCAAAAATGCTAAAAGAAAGACCAGCTGTTATGCGCTCATTGACATCATCGTAAATCGTGTCTTTTAGATCCTGGCTTAAACTTTGGCCGTCTGAACCACAAAGGAAAATAACAAAATGGCCTGGTGACGGATTATTTGGCAAGTAAAAAAGTTCTAGCTTGGAAAGATTAATAACATCAGCAGGCCCGCCCGAACCGGTGATGTTCAATGTGTCCGAAAACAGAACATTGTTACCAGAAATCGTTGATGTGTATGTCCCCGATTTGATATTCGGGCTTGCCGACCCAAAATAATCCGGGGCGATAACTCTAAAAATTGTGTCGGCTGATGAATCAGAAACAAACGCTGAACCTGTTGAGACAGTCACATCGTTGTCAATCCGGGAAACATTTGATGTCGTCGCATCAAAAAGAATTCCTTTTGCAAGATCGTAAACACGGCATCTTTTTACATCAAGATATCTAGTCAATATGTAGTTCTCTACTTGTGAACCTGTTGAAAGAACCCTAGACAAAGATTGAAGATATGTTGTCCCTCTGTTTAGGTATTCGTCACTTGTTTCGCTTTGTTGACCTTGAATCAAAGATGTTGTTGATTCACATGTCAAAATTGTTGAGCTTGGTTCCGCTATTAAAAGTTGTGAACCAATTGCGATAATTGGTAATGTGCCAGAAATTGTCGATGTTAACTGAGCCGTCACAGTAAAGGAATCTTCGTCAGCCGTAACCGACTCGTCAACAGTAAAAGGATACTGCTCCACTACACCTGCATCTTCTGATTCAAAAACGACAACTGTCCCGGCAAGAACAGTTCCACCCTCTACTGAAAGTTCAAAAATTGCTGATATGGTTCCAAATGTTGCTTCAAGTTTTTCAAGTCCGTGAAGGCGCAGAATTCCTTCCATTATCCCGTCTGGTAATCGGTTAATTGCGCCAATTGTTTGCGAACCGACGTATGAAAATGATTGCAATAGTGCGTCTTCAAGTGTTCCAGGGCGTGGATTAAACTCAGGCAAAACATTTCGAGCATAGTCAACTGCTTCTGTGTAGATTTCAGAAGCATCTTTGTCGTCAAGCGTCAAATCTATGTAGGAACTAAAATCAATAGAACCCATCAGCCACCACCAATTCTTGCAATAATTTGAACTTTTCCGTTTTTGTCAACATCGTCTATAGAGAGAGAAGAAATTACGATTTCTGGCCAGAACTGATTCATGACCGCTCTGGCCTGTAAAATGTTTTGAGGTTCAAATGTTGGGTCAACAATCCCAAAAGTTGGTTCAAGCGGCAACTCCCCTATGTTCGTTTTTACTGCGAAACTCAAAGCTTGAGCCTGATAGTCAATAGAATTATCGTCAAGTTTGACAAAAGAACCATTGACAATGCTGAGTGGGATGCGAAAAGTTGCCATTGTTATATTTTGCCACTTTAACAGGTGAGGTGAATGTAGGAATCAAGCTGGTGGTGGGTGGGCCACATGGCTATTGTACCTTGTTCTCAAGGCTGTAATTTGAGCTTGTAGGGAGCTGATCTGTGCGTCAACATAGTTTTTTGTTGCTGCGTCAGTTGCTACCACTGGTTCTCCTGTTGAATTTATTACATTTGATGTGATCAAACGACCCAATATCACGACTTCCTCAAGTCGATCTTCAATGAACATACAGACAACCAAGGATCCAACAATCGGATAGAGACCGCTCACCTTGCAGGGGCCAAACACTGCACCGGGGGATAAATTCGGAATTGATATGTACGGACCCTGCGCACTGAGTCGTTTACAAACACCAATGTATAGTCCTCCGGGTTGACTGCCCGAAGAAGAACCCTTGGTTGCATTTGTGACTTTTCCAGTTCGCCTTTGATTCTGCATTATCGCGGCCCCAAGTTAATAGGTGCAGGTGGTGGTGGTGGTACAACAGTTGTTCCGCTGCGTGTTGATTTGATTTTAAATCTTGAAAAACTATTTGTTCCCGGGCGTATCCCGCTTAGCGGAATATTTTCTTGGCTGGATGGCTTGGTTGGGCTCTTGAAAGAAATATTAACTGGTTCATTCGTGCCCTCAGAGAAAGAAACCTGACTACAAAGATATAAACCCGAAAAAAATGTTGGCAAAGGGCCTGTAAGAACAGTGTGACCAGGTCTAAGCAGTGCACCATTTGGTCTTGCAATCTGACACGACCCATCTGCTTCTATTGGGTCATTTTCTGAAGATCGATATGCGTGCCATTTTATCAATGGAAATTCTTCTCTGGCTTTTTGAAAATCAGAATCTTTAAAACTGTCTGAATTTGCAATATAGTCTGGAAGGTATGGAAGGGGTATGTACATTTTGTTTAATTCCCCATACAAGCCAAATTTCCCCATCAAAAATTTTTCTGTTGCATAAACCAGGGTTCCATCTATTTCAAATACTACAGATTCACCGTCACTTGCGGTTCTTGTTAGTGTTGTCCAGACAGAATCATCGGAATTTTTGCCTCTCGCTGTTACGAGACTCTGCGTTTTTACTGGATTTGGTTCACCGAAAAAATTAAGACCATATGTTTTCGCAAGACTTCTAGCAAATTCATACCCATTGCTGCCTGTAATATTTTTAGCTTTTTTGTCACGCTTCATTCGTTGTACCGCCCTGGATCTAAGACTGACGGTCAATACAGGACTACCAGTCTCCCCAGCGTCTACGTCAATGACGGCTACTTCATATTCTCTTCCTCGGTATTTTATGACTCTACGTAAAACAAAATAATTGTTCTCTAAAAAGAAGTAATCTTTATCAATTATTTTGAGCGTCACTTCGGTTGTGGCTGATATGTCATAACTAACATCAATACTGAATATCGAATCTCTAATAGTATCTATTGCTGACAACGAACCATCAGAAGATGCCTGGTCTGGGATCTCTGGGATGGAAATCAGATCACCTAATTTGGGTGGCTGAATCACTTGACCAACTTTAAAAGCTCCTTTTATTTGGTCAGGTAGCAACTGTGTGTCAAATGGTGTTGTTATGTACTGGGTTGTATTTGTTACTTCAACATTGCCCGACTCGCTGCGCAGAAGTTTCTGAACATCTCCGGACCTTATGGACAATAAACGCAAATACTTCGTGGCCGCTTTTACGGAAGCGAATATCCCTAAGTGGCTTTTGGTCGCGACATAAAGATTACGGGCTTTCTGGTCAGTAATTTTGTTTCCGTCGGTGTCAAGTGTTGGTATTGCCACAATGCATCGTCTCTTAGTTGATCCAAAAACAATGTATTCAGTAATCGTTATTGATTTAAGAGTTTCGATAACGCCAGTGCTTGTGGTCTGCGCAGG